TTTTGTCCACTTGTCATCCGTGTGGCTTTTGCAAGTGGGACGCATTTTGGATATGCTCGTTTGCTTCCTTTCGATCTCCCGCAAGGTTGATACTTGCCGTTCTTTTTCGGAGCTCCGATGTCTACCCATCTCTCTTTGACCCATTTTCTTAGACCACCTTCAGCCATTATTTTCTCTTGGATTTTTTCTTCTTCTTTCCACCGGGTGTAACTTTACCAGAACAAACAGCTGATCCGTACATATTTGCATATGCACTTGGATAGACTTTAAACTTTCGTTTAGCAGCCGCTTTTCCTTTTGCGCAAAGCTTTGCCATTATTTTGCTCTTCCGCCGTCCTTCATGTAGCCCATTTTGTTTCTAACTTTTCTAGGCAACTTTTTAAGACCTTTTTGACTTGGTTTTACTTTTTTTAAAACTTTTTTACCGTTTTTATACATCGGTCTTGTCATCATTCCAGGCATTATTTTTTTCTCGCTTTCCCAAATCCTTTAATTTGGATTGATTTCTTTTTAACCCTTACTGCTTTTCCGCCTTTTTCAGTTTTAACAATTTTACCACCATTTTTTGCCATGGCACCACTAAAAAAAGAATCATCTATAATAGGTGTTCTTTGCACTGGAACTCTTAATTGAGGTGGCAACATTCCTTTTTTCATTTCTTGTGCTGCTTTATAAGTTCCGAATCTTCCTGGAGTCATTGGAGTAGCGTCTACTCCAGAACGAAGATACCCATCTTCACCTTTAAAAATAGATTTTGTATTTCCTACTTTAGCCGGTATTCCTTTTTTTGCATCTTGAATAGTATAAACTTTATTTGTGTTCTTTTGAATTCTTTTTGATAATTCATTTTTTTTAGGTCTAGCAGGCATGCTATCCATAATTGTCTTTGGTGTTAATACATTAACCATTTTTTTTAATGGAACATCGTCTACAGTTGGTCTTAAACCGCTTCCTCTTCCACTATCAACATTAGCTGCAGCATTTCCCCTTCCTCTACCAAGCAACATTGCGCCACCTAATAAACCTGCTAACAACATTTTATTTCTTCTTCTAGATTTTTTACTCATTATTTTTTTCCTCCATTTCGGAATATTTGTGTTCCTTTTATACCATAAATACTAGCGACTACAAGTATCCATAAATTTGTAAACCAGCTCGGAAGCTGTGAAAACATGTCGAAAAAGAGTTTTACCTTATCCATTGCAGTCGGATCGTCCGATATGACTGCCCAGGCCAGCACCAAAACGGGCAAACTGAGAATTATCAAAACTGCCTCGTCTTTCCAGTCTGATTGTCTGGCTTCTAAAAGTTTTCCCTGGTATTGTTCCTCACCCTGGGCCATCTTAGTAGCATGCATCAGTTGTGCGTCTGACATTGCCATTTTTGTACGCTGTTTATTAGCGTAAATTTTACTTCCGGCGTTTAATGCTAGTTTAATTGCTGAAAACCACATTATTTACCTACCTTCCTCATAGCTTTAGTATGAGCTTTCTTAAAAGTTGAACCTTTTTTCATATCTTTTTTCATTTGCTTCATATGTTTTGCTGTGTGGTGTTTTTTATGTTTATTTAACAGTTTTTTTTCTCTTTTATCAATCATATTTTACCTTTTGTTTCTAATTATAGCGACATTACCCGGCATTCCTTCCATTTTTGGTGCCGAAGGTATTGTTTTACTTAAAATTGTTTTCTCAATTGATGTGTCTGCTCTTAATTTTGCTAATTCTTCGTTTTGATCTAACTTATCTTCGTTATTTTCTTGCGCCATCATAGCTTTCATCTTATCAAGATTCAATCTTTGGTCAGCATCTTCTGCTTTTCGCTCATCATTCATTGCTCTTAGGTCTAATTCTCTTGCTTTTAGTTTAGCAATAGGGTCATTTCCTAATTGACCCATGATTTGATTTTCTTCGTCTTTAAATTCTTGAGTCATTTCTGCAATTAGTTTTGATTTTCTAGCTTCCAACGCTAAAGTCAAAGTCAATATCTGTTGTTGTGTATTTGGATCTTGCTGTAACATTGGATTCTGTTGTACTGCCATTTGTAATTGTTGCAGTTGTTGTAACTCTTGCATAAATTCTACTTCAATTTGTTCTTGAGCCATAAATGCAATGTGTTCAAATATATTTTTTTCTAATGCACCAAGAACTGCAGGATTATTTCTAGCTAAACTTGTTGCCATAAAATTTAAGTGAGTTGTAATATGTGATCTATGGTCTTGGCCTTTGAATGCTTGAAAAGGTTTACCAGATAACGCCATAATATTTTCAGACGCTGGATCCATTGGCATAGGTTGTTGAGGTGGTGGCAATATTTGATCAATATTTTTTACACCAATTGCCTCATACATATCTCTGTATGCTTCATACATATTATGAATTTTTGGATTAGACATTGCTAATTGTAATTCAGTTTGTGCTAAACTTATTCTTTGTGATTGTGAAAATATATTAGGATCTGCAACTGGTATAATATCAATCTTATCATCAAAGTCAGTTTGTTTAATTGTTCTCTGTGCACCAACAACATCGTAAGGATATTCTGGCGGTAAGTATTGACTAAAGATAGTTGATAATAATTGAAACTCTTTTTTCATTGCAGCATATAATCTTTTGTGTATCGCTGACATAACTCTTGATCCTCTTTCAAGAAGAGCAATAGTTGTACCAACTGCTGCATTTTGATTTGAATCTCCAACTTGCATATCTGCAATAGCTGCAAATCTTTGACCTGCATTTACTACAACACCCATTAATTGTAATAATGTTTGTGATGGTTCTTTAAATGGTAAAGGCATAAACGCATCTCTGATGTTACCACCAGGAGCATCAACATCTCTGAACTCACCAGGTTTAATAGATTCAGCTTCGTCTCTTAATCTGATACCTCTTTGTTTGAAACCTGCAGGCATGTTTGAAAAAGTTCCTGCATCAATCAAAGATCTTAATGTAGCTGTAGCAGTTTTAGATAAACCACCAATCATATGAATTAAACCAAAACCATAAAAACCTAGTCCTGGTAAAAATTTAAAATGTACAAAGTGATCTATTTTTTTTCTTAATGGATCTTCTGCTTTGTAGTTTCTTCTAATAGATAAAATTTCTTTACTACCTTGATCTAGTGTTACAATGTATGGTAATTTAATTCCTGTTGCTTCACCTGTTTCAGGATCTTTATCTTCAAAACCTTCTAGGTCAAGATCAACATGATATTCTAAAATTGTAAAATCGTTTTCGTCTTTTGCTTTTCTAACACCTTCGATTTCTAATTCTTTCTTTTCAATTTCAGTTTCTTGTGTGTAACCAGGTTGTATTTCTATGTCTCTGTAAAAACCTGACACTTGTTTTTTTCTTAAATCATTTTCTGACATCTTTAATCTATGCACAACTGCTTCTGCATCTTCTAGAGATGTTGCTGTGTAAGGAACTATCAAATCGTCTGATGGCACGAATTTAGACACGGCTCTGTCTAGAAGTTCATCAAAGTAAACTTTCTTAAAGGCAGAGCCGCTAAGAGGGAGATAAAAAAGCATCTGATCGAACTCGGGTTCATACTCTTTCATCTTATTCATGAGCTGATAGTTCATGAAGTTTTTTACTCTACTAGCTTGGTCTTCTTTTTGTCTGTTAACTACACCCAAGATTTGAGTGTGTACCGGACCTCTAGCTGGAAGTAATTCTTTGTATGCTTGTGCTTGAAACTGTGTGACCGCTTCTCCTAATACTGGGTGTGTTACACCTGATGCACCAGAAAAAGGTTGTGATCTGTCTTCGTATTTAAATCCTAAAAGGTCTAGACCTTTTGTATAACTATCTTCCCATTCTTTTCTGGAAGATTTGTAGTTCATGTAGTTTCCATATAATTCAGAACCTAATGAACCTAAAATATCTTCTGGTAATAAATCTGCTAAATTGTCAAAGTGAGATTCTGTTCCTTCTTGATTAACTTTGTTTGGTTCAAAGTTTATATCAACAGAACCATCTTCATTTTCTTGAACTTCTACACCTTCACCCCCTTGGGATTCGGCAACTTGCTCTTCTGCTAATTCTACTTCTTCCGCGCTAGGCGTTGTTACTTTTTGCTCTACTACGTTTGGTAGCGCTTTGTCCATTATTGACATTTGTTTTTTTCTCCGAGTTCGTTACCACTATAATCTTTTTTCCAGGTACATTCAACCCCTGTGGATTAGGTCCGCTTTTTGGTGGTGGTCCACCGCCTGGAATTAATTTTACCATTAGTCGTCCAATAAGTTATAACCTTGTATACCAAGAGAAAGTGCAAGTCCACCAATACCTGCTCTAGATAAACCTCGTAAAGCTGCCTTACCTAAACCTAAGCTAGCTGCTTTTCTAAATAAAGGGTTCATTCCTCTTGTTAACTTTGGTGTTTGTTCTGCAAATATTGGAGCAACATAGTTTAATGGATCTGTTGCAATATCTGTTATTGAGTCTCCTTCTGAAATTTGACTTGCAATATCGGCTGCTGCAAATGGAGCTAGTAATCCTGGTGATGCTGCAACACCAAGTCCTCTACCTAAAACTCTTCCTGCAGTTCTAGTCAAACCTTTTTTCTCAACACCAAGTCCTCTTGATCTACTTGCTTTGATTGTTGACGGTGCTGCTAATGCTGCTGAGCCTGCAATCGTTGCACCCATAGCTGGTAATTGATAATCTAAAATATCTGGTCTATCAAAGTCCGTTGTAATAGGTTTTGTTGCCATATCAACTAACATACTTTTCTGTTGATCCTCATTTGATAAATAAGTTGTTGGATCATCGTTTCTAAATTCTTTTACAAGTGCTGCTCCAACTGCTCCTGCTGCACCAGCGATACCAAATCTTCTAATACCTGGATTTTTTAAAAATCCTAATGCTGCGTTTTTAACTTTTGCAAGTGGTCCACTTTGTGCATCTAAGTTTTGTAATTTTTCTGCAGATCCAACGGGATCTTTTCTAAGTGCTTCAGCACAAGATGTGGCGATACCTCCTGTGGCCTTGCTTAAAATAGCAGCACATGCCTCTGATTTTTTAGAAGAGTTTTCAACCGCTTTAAATAACATTGATAAAGGTTTTGATTTAGTCTCAACTGCAACACCTTTTGTTTTAGCTATATCTAAAATATTTTTTTGACTCTCAGGACTATACTCATCAAAATAACTTACAAATTTTCTAGGATCTATATTTTCTCCAGTTCTAATTAAAGGAGTGTCTATATTATATTTTTTTGCAAATAATTCAGCTTTTTGATTATATGAATCAATTTCAGAAAAGTTTCCTTCTAGAGCTTTTCTAAATACTCTACTAAACGCAGGATCATTTCTTCTACCTTTTTCTCTATTAGCCACCTTATCAATTAATTGAGTTGCTTCCGTATAACCAGGTGCGTTTTTAAATGTAGCAGATAAACCAACTGTCTCATCAATCTCTTTTCCAAGTCCTCTAGTAGCATAATAAACTCTTTGTCTCATTTTTTCTGTTGTTCTTTCTGGTAAATTTCTTATTGAATCCGCAATTGCAAACTGCAATGCTCTTTTTGTTCCAGGCTCAAAACCAAAATCAGTGATTCTAGACTCAATGCTTTCTATAATTTCTCCTAATTTATCTGGTGAAATTTTTTTAAAACCAGGTATTAAAGGAGTTTTGGATGTAGCACTACCTACTGTATTTAAAAATTTAACAACACCTCTAGCAGCCTCTCCGTTCATATCTATCTTTTCTAACGCGCTTGCATTTTTATATTTCTTAGTTCCAAACATAGCTTCTGCTATTTCTTCTGTTGTTGAATCTGGATCAGAAACAAGTTGATCTCTAACTGCTAAAACTATTGGTGATCTATTCTCAAGTCTTGTTTTAATCATTCCTGAAAAAACTTCTTCTTTAGCAACATCTTTTATTTTGTTTTTATATTTTGGGTCTTTTTTTAATTTAGGAATTGCACTTTTAATACCGCTAGTAAAATCTTCAAAAGTTTTTGGTCTTTTTCCAGTTAGTTTTTCTTGTATGTCTTTTCTGTCTAAAGGTATGTTACTTTCATCTAAAATTTTTCTTATCTTAGCCGTTACTGTATTTTCTCCACGTGGAAGATTTAACATTGATGCTCCAGTAACACTATCTACAGCATCAAAAGCTGCTTTTTTACTAATTCCTTTTTTTGGTTTATACCACTCTCGAGACCTAAATTTTTTAATATCAAAATTTTCTTCTATGGCTTTCCATCCCCTGGTCTTATCTTGTTTTGCCCTTTCTATAGTTGTATCTTTTACTCCTACGGCTTTAGCAATATCTTGTCTTGTAAACCATCCTTTAGTTTCAGCTTCTATCTTTTTATTAAATTGTTTTGCTTCTTTAATAGCTTTTTCTTTTTGATCACTTTTAAAATATCTATCAATATTAAAACCTTGTATTTTAGCAAACAATCTAAAACCACCACCTGGCGTTTTATATAAAAAAGGATATTCTGTTTTAAGTTCTTTTAATAGAAGAGCCATTACACCTCCAGGATGCCGGCAAGACCACCGTTTCTAAATCCAATTCCTACATCTAAGCCGAGTTGTCTTTGCATCTCCATAACCTCATCTGGAAATGCATCTGGATTTCTTAATACTTTGTGTAGCTGTTGAAAGTACATAGTCTTTTCTTTACCAACTAAACTTTTGTCGGATCCTAAACTTGCAAACAATCTTGATATATCTTTACCTTCGATACCGTATTTTTTTAATGCTTGATAACCCATCTTACCACCACGAACTAACATACCAGCCATATATGGTACACGTCCGCCATCTGCAAATTCAAAATCATCTACCAGCTCAGGATCAAACGATCTACTAGTTACTGAGTTACCTCTTGCGTCTTTTATTTTAACTAAATTTTTAGCAAACGATTCTATCTGATCTCTGCCTTCTAGTTTTGCAACAGATCCTGCAACCTTTGGTCCGAAATACTTTTGTACTATTAGTAATGGATCACCAAATATTCCGCCACCACCTTCTGTCATAAATTTAAAATCTGATGGTTCCATAACACTGGATAAAGTTGTACCACCCGGGAAACTTGGATCTTCCATATCTTTAATTGTATTTAAAAAATCTCTAGCGTTACCACGAGCTACTGGTTGAGCATTTTTTGTAACTCCTGCCATTTCATAAATATTATTTACAATGTCATCACCAACCTTACCTAAGTTTTGTACAGACTTAATTGATTCTAATCCTGCACCACTTATTGGAGCTGCAATATCTTCTGGTCCGCCACGTGAACCTGGAGGTGGTAAATCATCTACGGTATCGAAATACCCTTTACCAAATTTTCTATCTACAAGATCTTGAACTATATCTTCTTTGCTTTTAGTAAAGTTCTCAACCTCATCAATAGGTCTTACCTTATCTCTTAATGAAGCAAGTCCACCAGGTGTTAAGTCCCTGGTCCCTGTTGCCATGTCCGTGATGTTTGCGACTTGTTTAGGATTATAAAACTCATCCATCTTAGACATGTT